TCTCGAGCCACAGGCGGGCTCCGGTGTAAGTAGCAATGTCGACGAAGTAGTCGTGACCATCTGCGCCGTAAGCCGGCGGCGGGATCACCAGGCCGTCTGCCTTCTGGTTCTGCAGCGCCCACATCAGGGTCTCCATCGCCTGGCCGCTGACGTCACCGACAATGATGAACTGCTTCTGATTTGCTGCAGCGATCTCCAGCAGGGGGATAATGTCGCCCTTCGTGGCCATGCGCTTCTGAGTAACGAAGACGATCGGATCCGGGAACTCGACATCCATCATGAGGTTGCGAAAGCCGTTACCGAACAAGTAGCCGGTGACCTTCTCGACCTCAACGTGAGGAGCGTTCTGGTGCTCGATGGTGATCGCACCCTCGAGGCCGACGTCCCAGACCAGGTCGCTGATCATGGCGCCCAGGGCATCGTCGCCACAGGAGATCGTGGCCACCTGCTTGAGCATCTTGTCATCGCACTTGACGCTCTTGCTCTTCACGAACTCGACGATCTTCTCGCGATCCTTGTCGAGCCGGCGCTTGATCACCATGGCGTCCTGACCAGCTGTAGTGAGCTGGTAGCCAGACTTGTAGAGCTCAGCCAGCAGCACGACAGTGGCAGTGGTGCCATCGCCAGCTGTCTTGTTGGTCTTCTCAGAGGCCTGGTACACGAGCTTGGCTGCCTCTGTAGCGATGGGATCGTTCAGGCGGTTGCCGTGGCCGGCGATGTCCCGGGCCACAGTCACGCCGTCACGAGTGAGGATCGGCTGGATGTACTTCTTCTTGATAAGGACGTTGCGACCGCCGGGGCCGTAGGTCGAGCCGACTGCCTCACGCATGATCTCGACGCCTTTGCGGATGGATTCGTGGGCTTGTGCCCCGAAGGTGATGGTTTTGGTTATGTCTTTGGGAGGCATCTATTTGTTCTCCGGGATCTTGCTGACCCAGGGATTGATGCCCTTCTCGTAACATTCCGCTATACCAAGACGCATGCGAGCGTCCTCTACGTGGCGAAGTGCCAGTGTAATCTCCTGCACAACCGGTGGCTTAGTGCCAGGCAAGTATTGGTTTATGCGCTCAATTGTTGCAGTCAAGTCTGCCCGAAGCATATCCAAAGTCAGTTTATCGTCGTCCATGTGTTGTCTCCTTTATTCAAATATCTTCTTAGGTTGTGCCGGGCCAATGATCGTGTTGCCGCTGGCAATGTCGATGATGGCTATCTTAGTAAGGTCCATTGAATCGACCCTGCCGTTGTTGAAGACCGCCAATACAGCGGTCACGATCATCGGTTGTTCTGCGGCCTTCTTGGCCTCGATGTTGCGCTTCTCTTTGTTGCTCATGATTTGACCCCCAAAATTTCCCACCAGTAGATGAGCCCATAAACTTTGCCGTCGTCTTCCCAGGTGGTGCCGGCCTCATGGCCCTCGTTCCACATGATCTCCCGACCGATGAGCGGGTTGAGCTCTTCCAAAATCATTCTGCCGGCGTTTTCGTTGTTGATCGGGTGCTCAAGCGTCCCGAATATGGTCCCCAACCCAAGGACCACGCCCTCGCGGTAGCTCTCGCCGGCAATGCTGTCGTCGGCCGAGCCCCACTTCTTATTGTCCTGGTTGATCTCCACCAGGACCTTGTTGAATAAAGGTTTATACATTATGCTTTTTCCTCCGATTTTAGATTCTCACATACCACCTTTGTTTGCAATGCTGGAACTTGCACCGTGCCTCCATCGGCCCCAGGCGGTCCGGGTCCAGGAGCTCGACCGGCGTCACGTTGTCGATCATCTGGCCGATGCGGTCCGAGACACTGAAGTAGGCCTTGCCGCACTCCAGGCAGAACAAGTCACGCAGCCGCTTGATCGGTTCGGTCACAATGAACAGCGTCTGAGGCTGCAGGTGGAGCGGCAGACCGGCCCGATCGTGCTCGATGGTCATCGACAGCGTCACGGTGTACTTCTGCTGGCAGCGGCTGCACACGGCGTGTATGAGGCCATCTGCGCCGGCATGGGCCACACCGGGCATGTCGCGAGCCCCCACCCGGTACACACTGTCCTTGTTGCGCTCGAGGAAGGGCCGGCCGCACTCCATACAGTTCAGCGTGCGATAGCGCATGCCTACAGTCGCCTTGAGTGACAGGGGTATTGCTTGATTAGCGAAGGGGGCGCTTTTTTCCATATGCTTTCTTGAAGTCCAAGTTAAGTATAAGGCTTCCGTTCTTATCTACAAGCTGGAGCGGTTGCTTACCCCTTGTTGCTCGAGCTGTCTTGATCACCTTGCCACCCTCACGGCCATCACTAATGGTGGGATCAGCGATCGCCAGCGTCTGCATGCCGTCCACGGCGTGGCTCGTCCAATCATGCAGCGGATGGTCCTTGTAGACCATCAGGAGATCGTTCCACTCCTTTTTGTGGCTCTTGAGCGCGTTAATGCCCCGCCTGCAGTTCTCAGCGTCAAACCAGCAACGGCCGAGGATCGTGCGCACTGCCTCGATGCCGTCCTCCTTGGCGGTCACCCGCTTGACGATTTCGAAGTTGATGCCGAGGCTCTTAGCGATCTCCCACCTGGACCGAGCATCCTCACCCATGTTGCGCACCTTGATGTCATGCGGGGCGTAGTGCTTGCCGTAGACGTAGTTAGCCATGCGCTCAAAGCCCTCGACCTGGCCACGCATCACCTTGGCGTAGTGAGCGAAGCCCTCGCCTGAGCTCTCGTAGTAGTCGATAAGGCGGATCTCACGGTTGAACAGCTGGAAGAACCAGATGGTGGTGCTGTCGTCGACACCGAGGTCCCAGGCGGTGTGTACCGGCAGCTGCGACTCGTAAGGCACGCGGGTGATGCGGCCCTCGTCCTTGGCACGGCGCATGGCAGCACCGAAGTACGAACCGACGACCGGGCTATCGAAGGAGCAGTAGTACTCCTGATCAACGAAGGCGTTGCCCTCCTCCTCGCTGAGGCCTCGAGCGATGTAGCTCTCGACCGTGCGCCGGCGGGTGTGGACCATCTGCTCCGAGGTGAAGATCGGCCGCTGGCCGGCGGCGAGCATGAGGCGCTCCGTGTCCTCGACAGTGAGCATCGAGGTCCACACCTCAGGATCGTTGACCCAGGCTTCCCACATGCCTTTTGCTGCGCCGTCACCGTTGGCAGTCATGTTGATCAGCAGGACGCCGCCGTTGGCCTCGATGATTGGCATGATGATGTCGATCACTCTCGGATCCATGTTCTGGAACTCCGAGAGCACCCAGACCTTGCTGTTGCCTCCACGAGCGCGGTCCGGCTTGTGCAGGCTGATCACACGAATCGAGCCGCCGGTAATGTACTCAATGCGCTTAATGCTGTCGTTTAGGCCGTCGTCAGTCTTGTGCTTGCGCTTGCGCAGGTCCACAGGGAAGAAGTCGGTAAACCTAAGGCCATCGTTGGTGTAGGACTCCCACAGGTTGGCGCGGGCCATGTCATTGGTCGGGAAGCCGTAGCTGATCGTCATCGGCTCTTCGGCACCACGCTCGATGGCAGCATTCCAGTCGGTCATGTCCTTGCCGGCACGGCGGTGCCAGACCTTCACGAAGATCTTGTATTGCTTCCCCTCGTGCGCGCCTTCACCGTGGAAGGCATCCCAGAAGTCATCCTGGTACGGCCGCGATTCATAAATGTGGGGAAGGCGAATAGTGTGGGTGATCAAGCCTTAGGGCCTCGACCCTGGCGGGTCTCGACGATGATCTTCTGCTCCCCATCCACTTCCTGTTTGTCGACCCACTGGTAGTTATTCTTGAGGTTAAAGATGACGCCGGCAGCGTTCGAATCAAACAGCCGCTCCTCGACGTAGGCCTCGCACCGGGCCTTGGCGGCTTTTATCGTGTCAGAATAGGTTTTCTTGGCTTGGTAATCGAGGAGGGTCTCCCGCGTTGTGTTGAGAGCCAGGGCCAAGCCACTAATCGTGTACGGCCGCTGCTTCGTCAACACCTTCCGTGTCTTTAGGACAGGCTCGGCGCTGTAGTCGAGCTGCTTGGCCCTCCGACGCTTCAGCGCACCACCCTGTGGCTGCTCTTCGAGGTGCTCTTGCTCCTCGAGCTCCGGGTAGTCCCAGTACTCGTCTTCCACCCAGTGCGGGTCACATTCAGCAAAGTAAGCAGTGATGAGTGCTTGTAAGTCGCTAAGGGACTTGAATTTGGGTGGACGACCGCCTGGCATTGTCCCTCTACTTATAAGGCATCACCGATAGAATGTCCAGCCCACATCTGTTCTGTTCGCATTATGTTTAAGGAAATGGTATAATATATTGACAATCTGCGTATTATTTGCTATTATATGTGTAGTCTTGAATAAGACAAAAACATTAACAAACAGTTCGCATCTCCACACCTGACACGCTGAGCTTCAGCGGTGAAAATCCGACGATAGTGCTCTTAGGGGTCAGGCGCGGGGATACGAACAAAAAGGAGGCCATATGGCTAAACACAAATATCAGTTAGGAAACGAGATCCGCACGGAGGCCAAAGCCATCCGCAAAGCCGAGCGCCAGGACGGCAACAACCTCATGGACCGCCTGTTCCAGATCATCGCCGGCAGCGTCTTCCTGGTCGCTACCTGGCACGAGGCTGCTCGCCACATGAGCCTGCCCGGGGACTACGGCAACATGGCGGGCGGCATCGCAGTCGTAGCAATCCTGCTCTACTTCGCGGCTGCCCCCATCTTCCGCAACCGCTAGCTGTAGAACGCCCTCAGCTCGCCCAGGTGGTGCTGGATCTTCCACACCGTCCAGTCCGGCGGGATCACGAAGGTGACGCCCTCGCTGGGCGTCTGGACGGTCACGAGCATGCCGTGAGGCAGGTGGAGGCAGCGAAGCTTCACTACAGCTTCTTCCTCTCCCACGATGGCACACCGTCGAGGTTCTTGAGATGGTTCTTGTCCGGCGGGAGCAACGTCGGCATCTCCAGCTCCTTAAACCGGGCCATCTGCTCGGTCAGGTGCTGCTTCAGGATGTGGATGTCTTCAGTAGGAATACGCAGATTCGCGGAGGGATGCTCATAAAAGAAGTCGTCCAGGACCGTCTCGATCACCAGCTGGAGATCGGAGCGCTCGGCTTCGGGGATCACGCTGCCGCCTTCTCGTCCCACATGTCGGACCCCTTAGGCTCCAGCTCGGCCTCGATGGCCTCTACGAACTGGATGGCCTCGTCCACACCCTTACAGACCGCTGAGGGCACGCCAGCAACCACAAGCTCCTTGAGCCACTCGAGCTGCTCCGGCGTGGTACGGCTCCCTGCTCGGCGCTTCATCTCGATCGCTATCAGCCGACCGGCCGCTATTACGAAGATGTCCGGCACGCCAGGCTTAACGCCCAGGCGCTTGTTCTTGGCGCGCTGGCTCCAGGACTTGGTGAAAGTCTCATTCGGCACCCGGAAGTACTTGAGGCCACGCAGATCCAGATATTGGACGAACATGGTCTGCTCCTGGTCCTCGGTGGGGACGTCGAACATGGTCACTTGTCGACCTCGGTATCATCCAACAGGTAACTCAAGAAATAGCCAAGAGCATAGAATAGGATCGTAGGCCAGCCACCAACGATCGCCAGCGCCATTAAGAGTGGCACGAAGAGCATCTTGAACAGGGCCGCAGAGAAACTCACACGCTCACCTTGAGCAGTAGCCCGCTCTTATGCTGATACTTGCTAGCTGCTCGAAAGGCGTTGTACTTACTGAAGTAGGACTGCGAGGTGAGGGTGATCCGGCCGTTGCTGGCAATTATGTGCCAGTACCAACGCCGTAGCCGGCCGTTGCCACGACGGATCTCGATATGGCTGGGATGGGACAGGTAGGCGCTTACTGGCGGTTCGTCGTGCATTCATTCGGTCTCCGATTACGATAATAGAAAGACGGCCAGGAGAGGGGGTGGGCACCGCTCCTGGCCAATTTCATTATCTCAGACCCACGGCCGACTGACGATAGCAATCGACGTGGGTTTTCCACAGCAGACGCTCCTATGTCGCACAACGTATGAGGGACGGCGACGTCATAAGGGGTGGGCTATTTGGGCGTGTTCGCTTTTTTGTCAAGTCCGGTCATTCGGGCTGCCAGCCACCCCTGTTAGGGCTTTGAGAAGATGTTCTAATAAGTTTTTCGATGTCGGCGGCGTGGAAAGTCCAATCGGCGCTCCGATATTCCCACGTGTCATCGTCCAGTTGCTCAGCACGTTCGATAAAGACGATGAGGCGGGGCGAGGTTCTGGTTGGGCGGATCATGACAACTTGGCCCGGTAAGTACTTGGGCAGCTCAACCGCTACTGGCTTCTCGGCTGCTACGAATGGGCAAGGCCTGGAGTTACCCGGCAAGCCGCATTTTTGATAGCTACAACCTGTATATGGGCTGTGGGCGTAGTCGTCATCATTCATCTGCTTTTATTATAACATT